GAGAACATGCTCCCCCTGCTGAGGGCTCAATCCAAGCGCCAGGAGCGCGAGATTGCTGACCTGAAGGCGGGAATGAAGGAGTTGGCCGAGTACCACTCCAAGACCGAACAACGCGCCTACGCCAAGGCGCTGCAGGATTTGCGAGAGCAGCGCGCACAAGCCATCAAAGACGGCGACGGCGCTGCCTTTGACCGTGTGGATGGTGAGATCGACAAGCTGAAAAAGGACTTGGAGACCAAAGCCCAGCCCGCGCAGCAGAAGCAGAACGACGATGACCCCGTCTTCCAAGAGTGGCTGTCCCGCAACAAGTGGGCGGAAGACGAGGAAATGCAGCTCGTTGGCGAGGCCATCGCAAAGTCCCTGATCAAGAAGGGCGAGAAGGCGACCGGCGTTGACCTTCTGGAGATGGTGACGAAAGAGGTGAAGCGTCGCTATCCGGAGAAGTTCGAGAACCCACGTCGCAACGCCGCCCCGAGTGTCGAGGGTGGCGCTGGCCCGCGTAAGAGCGGCGGCAAGACCTTCGCTGACATGCCGGCCGAAGCCCGTGCAGCCTGCGAGCGCATGGCAAAGAACGGCTACTCCGGGAAGCCGGAAGAGATGGCCAAGTTCAAGGCTGAGTACGTGAAGCACTTTTTTGAGGAATGACCATGGGACGCCCCACACGCGAAGAATCTGAGGCAAGGCGAGCAAGCAGAGAAGAGGCGGGCAGGCAAACCCGCGTTCCGTTGGGCGTGGCACGCGCCAAGTTGTCGGTTCCAACCAGGCCCGGATACGTCCGGCGCTGGGTCAATGACACGGAAGGTAGGCTGATGCAGGCAGAACAGGGTGGATACCAATTCGCCACTGACCGAAGCCTGCAAATCGGCGCCGTGGACGTTGACAACGTGAACCGAGACCTTGGCGCACGCATCAGCCGGGTGGTCGATAAGTCCACCGGGCAAAAGGCATATCTCATGGAGATCAAGGAAGACTACTACGCCGAAGATCAGGCAGCCAAGGTTAGGCAAGTGGCCGAGAAGGACCGACTGATCAAGACCGGCAAACTGGACGATGGAGAGAGCCGCTACATCCCCGACGAGGGGCGCGGAATCTCCATCGAAACACGTAAAGCATGAGGCCCTTCGGGGCCTTTTCCTTTTGAGGATTTGACACATGGCAAACGCCGATACCCCGTTCGGGCTCAAGCCCGTACAGCATCGGAACGGAGCGCCTTACAACGGCTCCTTCCGCCTCTACTCCGTTGCTGCTGGCAACGGTACTGCGATCATGATTGGCGATCCCGTCACCCTGGCGGGCACCTCTCAGACCATCGACGGTCGCATCTACAGTGATGTGGTGCGCTCTGCGACTGGCGATGTGTTCCAGGGCGTTTGCATCGGCGTCGTGCCGGTCACGCAGGACTCGCTTCGCTACCGCGCCGCCTCCACGCAGCGCGTGCTGATGGTCGCTGACGATCCGGATCTGCTGTTCGAGATCCAGGAAGTTTCCGGCGGCACCGCCCTGACCGCGAACGACGCTGGCCTGAACGCCAACATCATCGTTGCGTCCGGCAGCACCGTCACCGGCCTGTCTGGTGTCGAGCTGAACAACAGCGGTGAAGACACGACCAACACGCTGGACCTCCACCTCGTGGGCGTCGTCATGCGTGAGGACAACGCCATCGGCGAGCACTGCAAGTGGCTGGTGACGTTCAACCGCCACCAATTCCGCAACCAGGTCGCCGGCATCTAAGCCCGCCGAAAGGAAGAAATCATGGGAACGATCAACACTGGCGCTCATCCCAAAGCGCTCTGGCCGGGCGTCCACACGATGTTCGGCATGTCCTACAACAACCGCGACGAATGGCGCGACCTGGTTGTGGTCCAAACCTCCGACAAGCATCGCGAGGAAATGGTCCAGAACAACGGTTTCGGCCTCGCTGCGGTCAAGGAGCAGGGCGCTTCCATCGGCTACGACGTGACCAGCCAAGGCGGCACCGCTACGGCGCTGCACGTCACCTACGGCCTGGGCTACATCATCACCCGTGAAGCCATCGAGGACAACCTGTACGAGAAACTGGCGACCCAGCGCGCCCGTGCTCTCAAGCGGGCCATGGTGGAGACCAAGAACACGGTGGTTGCCAACTGGTTCAACCGTGGGTTCGACACCAACTACAACGTTGGTCCGGACTCCAAGCCGCTGTTCTCCGCCTCGCACACCTCGTCCAGCGGCAACCAGAGCAACGTGCTGGGCACTGCGGCCGATCTGTCCGAAGCCTCGCTGGAAGACCTGGTTATCCAGGCCAACGGCGCGGTTGACGACCGGGGCAACAAGGTGGCGCTGCGGGTTCTGAGCCTGCACATCCCGCGTCAGCTGGAGTTTGAAGCGGCCCGCATCCTGAAGTCCATCAACCAGAACGACTCGGCCAACAACGCGATCAACGCGATGCGGGCTCTGGGCACGTTCCCGGAGGGCTTCAAGGTGAACCACTTCTTCACCGATCCGGATGCGTTCTTCATCAAGACCGACATCAGCGAAGGCCCCCTGACGCTGTTCCAGCGCCGCGAACTTGAGTTCACCAAGGACAACGAGTTCGCCACGGAAAACGCCCTCGCAAAGGCCACAGAACGGTACTCGCTGCAGATCGGCGACTTCCGTAACTGGTACGCCAGCCAAGGCGCCTAAACACCGCCACGTCAGAAGTGCCGGCTAGTCCGGCGTCCTAGAGGGCCATCCATCGCGGGTGGCCCTTTCTTTTTGGAGCAACACAATGCCTTATTCCAATTTCCCCGGTGGTTTCGCTGAAGGCGTCACCATTCGCGGCGTCCCCATCACCACCGTGAACACCGGCAAGGTGTTCTGGGTCTACAACGGCACCGCCCTGCAAGGTGGTCAGCGTGGTGGGTCCAACGGCAATAAGGGCACCTACGATTCGCCCTTCTCGACCATTGATTACGCCATCGGCCAGTGCGTGGCTGATCGCGGCGACATCATCATGGTCAAGGCCGGTCACGCGGAAACGCTGGCCTCGGCTTCTGCGATCACTGCTGACATCGCTGGTATCTCCATCATCGGCCTCGGCTCTGGTGCGGCCCGTCCCACGCTGACCTTCAGCGCCACCACCTCCACGATGGTGATTTCGGCCGCATCGGTGACGGTGCAGAACATCATCTGCAAGCCGAGCATTGACAGCGTGGTGAGCCCCATCGTGGTTTCCGGTGCTGACTGCTGGCTGGACTACGAGCACCAGGATGCATCGTCCACGGTTGAGGCTGTGCGCGCGATCCTGACTGAGGCGACGGCCAACCGGCTGTATGTCAACCTGGTCTATCGCGGCTTCACTGCTGGTAACGCGGTCGTCAACGCGGTGCGACTGGTTGGCTGTGATGACGGCGACATCAACGTCGATTTCTACGGCGTGGCATCTACTGCCGTCGTGGAGTTCCTGACCACAGCCTGTACGAACGTCAAGGTCAAGGGCACGTTCTACAACAGCGGCACCACGGACGGCTCCAAGAACGTCGTGGATACGGCGGGATCTTCGACCTGGTACGCCGAGGTTGTGGACGCGGCTGCGGGCTCGACTTTCACCGGCGGCTCGGCTGCGGCCCTTGCCTCGGACGACGTGACCGCGATCACCAACGCGCTGTACGGCACGGCTGGTATCGCGACCTTCCCCAGTGCGGCGGTCGCTGGCAACAACGTGTCTATTGCCGAAGTGGTCCGCTATGTGCAGGAAAGCGGCGTTGGCGCCCAGGGTGATGCTGCCGTTCAAACCGGTGGCACCGCCTCTGCGCAGGCGTACCTGAAGGGCGTTCTCGATGTCCTGAGTGGTTCGACCGGCATCAGCACCTTCCCTGCTGCTGCAGCTCCTGCGAACGGCGTGTCCATCGCGGAGGTTCTGCGCGAAGAGTACGACCAGGCCGAAAAGTGCGTTACCAACACCACCGGCACTCTCGTCAACGGCACCACGATCTTCACCATCGCTGGCGGCCCGATTGAGATCCTGTCTCTGGTTGCTCGATGCGTGACGACCAACGACGCGACGGCCTCGACGCTGCAATGGTCTGCTGACCCTACGGATGGCTCCGCTGCTACGTTCTCGGCCGCTTCTGCCTCGCTTGCCAACGTGGCGGCTGGCGGGATGGTGGTCCTGCAAGGAACCTCCCTGGCTACCGCGCCAATCGTCAACGCCACTGGTGTTGGCCTCGGCCAGACGGTCACGAACGGCATCGTGGTTGGCGCCGGGATCATCACCACGACCGTTGGTGTGGGCTCGACCACCGGCACGTGGCAGCACCACCTGAGATACCGCCCGCTTTCTCGCGGCGTCACCGTCTCCTAAATCTTCCAAAGGAAAACATCATGGCTACTTCCGAATGGTTCCTGGAGCAGGCGCGTCTGGGCAATATGTACCACGCCTGCTCTGCCGGCGCGGTCACTCTCTCCACTGTCAGCACGACCTGCACGGGCCTGGCGCTGTCCAACCCCTACGGCTCCGGCAAGCTGCTTGTCGTGGCGAACGTCAGTTTCGCTCCCTCCACTGCACCTGGTGGTGCGGCGGTGGTTGGTCTGGCGATTCACACCGCCATCAGCTCCACCGAGACCACGCACACGACCCCGATGGTGATTCACAACGCCATCCCGAAGGGCAACGTCTCCGCGTCGGCGACTGGCAAGGCTGATGCTGCCGCAACCCTGGCGAGCACGCCTCTTTGGCTGCGTCCGCTGGCTGCGGTGGTTGCTGGTTCGTCCATCACTCCGACGAAGTATTCGGAGGACATCAACGGCACGATCATCATCCCCCCGGGTGGTTGCCTGTCGCTGTCGTACCTGACGACCGCTGCGGTTGGCATCGCCTCCTGCAGCTGGGTCGAAATTGACGAAGCCTAAGCAATAGGGTTCCGGGGGAGCAATCCCCCGCCTTTCACTCAGGAGGCCCTATGGCAGTGGCAATCACGAAGATTCTCGACGGCGGTCGTAACGCTGTCTTCCATGTGACGATCACCGGGGACGCTACCGGCGACGTGACCGATCACGTCCTGATCGACCCGGCGACAAGCTTTGATCCGACGATGCCGGCCAAACCGGCTTTGAGCATCGATGCGCTGTGGTACGACCTTACTGGCTTCACGGCTCGTCTGGAGTACGACTACCTGGTTAGCGACACGCCGGTCTGGTCCATGTCCGATGGCCAGGCTAACCACGTCGATTTCTGCTGCTTCGGCGGGATCGCTGATCGCTCCAATCCCTTGGATGGTCGGGGGAAGCTGAAGATCACGACCTCCGGCCTCGGTGAGGGCGACATCGGCACGATCATCGTCAAGGCCAGGAAGGGCTGAGCGTGAAGACCTCGTTCATCCTTGGCGACTCTAAGGGCTGTTGCGATAGGTGTGGTTTTGACTACCACCAGTCCATGCTGCGCAAGGAATGGACCGGGGCGATGGTCTGCAGTAAGTGCTGGGAGCCGCGCCATCCGCAGGACTTGATTCAGCCCAGGCCGGAACGAAACAACGTCAAGGACCCTCGTCCTGCTCCCGCCTATCGCTTTCTTGAGGTTGGCGAGATCACCGGAGATTCGCTGTGAGCACCAGCGGAAGTGTGGACTTCGCGATCAATAGAAACGAGATCTTCGACGCAGCTCTGGCGATGGTGAACATCGTTGAGCCTTCCGAAGCAGGGAGTTCTGACGACTACGAAACCTGTGCTCTGTACCTGAACCTGATGGTGAAGGCGTGGATGGCGAAGGGGATCAACCTCTGGGCGATGAAGGAGGCGACTCTCTTTCTTGCCGAGGGAACTGCGTCCTATTCCCTCGGCGCGACGGGTACGCACTGCACCAACAGCTACGTTCATACCACGCTGAGCACGGACGAGGCATCTGGATCGACCAGCATCGGCATCACCTCCGCTACGGGGATGAGCGCCAGCGACAACATTGGGATTGTTCTGGATGACGGAACGATCCACTGGACGACCATCAGCGGCGCTCCCAGCACCACGACGACCATTGCTACCGGCCTTGCCAGTGCTGCTTCGTCCGGAAACGTGGTCTTTGCCTATACGACCAAGATCAACAGGCCCCAGCGGATCATTTCCGCCTATCGCCGGGACATCGACAACAGCGACACGCCCATTACTCTGATTGCTCGCGGAGACTACGCGGACCTGTCCAACAAGACCTCCCAAGGCAAGACAATCCAGGCGTTCTACGACCCGCAGTTGACGAACGGTGTCCTGTACACCTGGCCCACTCCGGACCTCGCAACCGACGTGATCCGCTTTTGGTACTCGCGGATTCTGGAGGACTTCGACGCTGCCGCGAACAACCCGGATTTCCCCATCGAGTGGGGTGAAGCGCTGATCTACGGCCTGGCGGAACGTCTCGCTGCCGTCTACCAAATTCCTCTGGAGCGCCGCAAGTTCCTGAAGCTTGAGGCTCGGGAAAAGCTGGACGAGGCGGTTGGCTACGACGTTGAGCCTGTGTCCGTCTTCTTCGGACCTGACTTGCGATGATTAAGATCCCGTTCGTCGGTGGCTCAAACGAAGCCCGGTCTGCGAACGCGAGCATTCAGCGGAGCGTCAACGTCTACCTGGAGGTTGACCAGAAGAACGAGCGCGCCCCGATTGCTCTGTACGGCACTCCAGGGATGACACTGCGCGTCACCGCTGGAACGAGTGTTGCCCGTGGCGCTCTCCGGTTCAGTTCCAGCTACGCCTATTGGGTGGTTGGAAACACGGTCTACCGCATGGACACAAGCTACGTGCTGACCAGCTGCGGGACGATCAACACGTCTTCCGGTCGAGTGGGGATGGCGTCCAACGGTACGGAAGTGATCATCGTTGATGGCACGGACGGATGGCTGGTCAACGGAACCACGCTGACCGAGATCACGGACGCTGACTTCCCCAATGGCGTAACCGTGGCGACGGCCCAGGACGGATATTTCCTTGTGGCTGGCGATAGCACCGGGCGCCTGTACTGGAACGAGACGCCAAACTCCGGAACTTCTTGGGTTGGCACGGATTTTTCCACCGCCGAAGGTAAGCCAGACAACACCATCGGCTTGCTGTCAAACCATCGCGAACTGTGGGTGGTTGGCACCGAGTCAACTGAGATTTTCATCAACACCGGGGACTCTGACGCCCTGTTTGCCAGGTCGGGAAACACCTTCATTGAGCAAGGAACTGTTTCCGGGTGGACGGTGCAGCCGATGGACTCCACAGTCTACTGGCTCGGGGCGAGCAAGGAAGGCGAGGGGATCGTCTTCAAGGCCGATGGCTACAACCCTCGCCGGATCTCCACGCACGCGATGGAGCAGAAGATCCGTGGCTACAGCACGATCAGTGACGCCTTCGCCTTCACGTATCAGTTTGACGGTCACTCCTTCTACGTCCTGACCTTCCCCACTGCGAACAAAACGTGGTTCTGGGACGAGGCTAGTCAAGAGTGGTTTGAATGGGTGTGGCGCAATCCTTCGGACAACAGCGAGAACCGACACCGGGCGAACTGTTGTGTCTTCTTCAACCGCAAGCAATTGGTTGGAGACTGGGAGAACGGCAAGATTTCATCTCTGGAGATGGACGTTTACACCGATGTTGGCCCAACCACCAACACCGACGCGATCCTGCGCAAACGGGTGACTCAGACGACCAGCGAAGACGGGGCACGTCTGTTCTTTGAGGATCTGCAGATCGACATGGAAACTGGGGTAGGGCTGGCCTCAGGGCAGGGCTCCGATCCCATGCTGATGATCCGCTACTCCAACGACAACGGACACAGCTGGTCCAACATCAAGAACAAGAGCATCGGTCAACAAGGTCAGTACACCAAGCGGGTGAAGTTCGGGCCTACGGGCTCGGGGCGCAATCGCTGTTGGGAGCTGACCATGACCGATCCCGTCAAGCTGGCAATCTTCGGTGCGTGGGCCACGGTGACTAAGGGCTACTGATGGCGATCCTTGACCTATTCCCGGCGCGCATCAGATTCGTCGGTCCTGATGGCCGACTAACCCCCGAGGCTTACCGCGCCCTGAATGACGTGTTTGAGCGCATTGGCGGGGCTACAGGACCAAGCACGACGGATCTAGCAGTCACGGACGACGACGACAGCGGCCTAGAGGAATTCAAGCACGAAGCCGCCAAGGGCCTTCAGGCACTCGATCTTGAGCCCGCAACCGTGCTGGAGCCGTACATAGACCCGATGCATCCGCTCGCTACGGAGCATCAGCAGTACGCCGATCCGTTCCACCCGATCCATCAGGAGCACGCGCGTTCCGATGAGCCAGACACGGAAATCGCCAGCCTGCGCGAGCGCATCACAGTGCTGGAAGCCGAAATCAACAACCTCAAACAGGGGAGCGACCTTTGACAGTTACTGCTAAGTGCCTACTTGAAGCGAAGTACGCAGAGTCGAGCCAAACTACCCAATACACCGCTTCTGCGGTGCGGGCGATCATCGACAAGTTCACGATCTCCAACGACACCGCATCTGCTGCGACCATCGATGTTCACATCGTTGCCAGTGGTGGCGCGGCCGGTGCGTCGAACCTCGTTCTGGCTACCCGCTCAATCGCGGCTGGCGAAACGTACACGAGTCCGGAACTGGTTGGGCAGATTCTGAACTCTGGTGACTTCATATCCACTGTTGCTGGCACTGCAACGGCTCTGGTGATCCGCATCTCGGGCCGGGAAGTTACCTGATGCCGCACTCCGGCGAGGCGCTTGGGCTGCTGGTTCGGCGGCCCTTGGGTGGGACTGTCACGCAAGCGACCGACAAGAGCACTGCTGTAACGCTGAACAAGCCTAGCGGGGAAATCACGATGGACGGCGCTGCACTGGCTGCGGCAACCATCGTGAGCTTCACCATCAATAGCAGCGTCATCGAAGCCGGCGATCTTCTTGCACTGAACCATGTTTCCGCAGGGACGCGCGGAGCGTATGGCCTGAACGCGGAATGTGCTGCTGGCTCCGCAACCATCTTCGTCCGCAACAACACCGCAGGTTCGCTCTCTGAGGCAATCGTCATTCGGTTCGCTCTCATCAAAGGCGCCACGTCATGAGTGAACTTGTCGAGAAGGCTCCGATGCGGGCGCGAGTGGAGCGCCTGGAATCCATCCTTGAGCAGTACCCACAGGTTGAGTGCCCGGTGAAGCACCACTTCGCACCGGGTGTGTACGCACGCGAGATGACCATTCCAGCTGGCGTGATTGCGACGGGTGCGGTCCACAAGACCGAGCACCTGAGCATCGTTGTAGGGCACTGCCTGCTGACGACTGACGACGGCGCGAAGGAAATTAGCGGCCATCACACCTTCGTTTCCAAGCCTGGGGCCAAGAGGGCTCTGACTGCCATCACGGACACGGTGATGACGACCATCCACCCGACCGACGAAACGGACCTGGAAAAGCTGTGCGTCCTGCTGACCGAATCGACTTCCGCCCAATTGCTCGGGGGCTCTGAGAACCGGCAACTGTTGATGGCCAAGCGCCGCGAATTGGAGGAATAGCATGTCATGGGGAATGGTGGCAGTAGCTGGTGCCAGCCTGGTGGGCGGCGCCGTGGCATCCAAAAGCGCCAAGAGCGCGGCCAACACGCAGGCGGCGGCGGCGGATCGCGCCACGCAGGCGCAGAAGGAGATCGCGGATCAACAGGTCGCACTTCAGCGCGAGCAGTTCAACCGCTCGATTGATCTTCAGGAGCCATTCCGCCAAAGCGGATTGAATGCGCAGAACAGGCTGAACTTCCTTCTTGGGCTGTCTCCTTTAGGCTCTTTTTCTGGGGGGGCGCCAGGCGGTGGGAACCAGCTTGATCCACAAATCCAGGCGATCCGCAACCGGCTGATGCCGCAGTACGTGAAGAGGACCGTCACGCCTGGATTGACTGGGCAAGCCCTGGAAGCTGCTGTCAATGCAGAAATCGCCAAGCGCGGCGGCAACGTCTCCCAGTTTGAGCGGGACGTGATCCGCCAGGCCAAGAGTCAGGGTGGCTGGTCGGAAGTCACGCGCGAAGCAGACTTGGAAGCTGCAGTCAGGGCAGAGCTTGCAAAGAGCAATCCACTGAAGGTAGTAGCTAAGTCTGCTGGCCAGGTCGCACCGCAAGCTCAAGGGGGCGAGTATGGCTCGCTGATGCGCGACTTTGCGGAGCCTGCGCCGGAAATTGGTGACTTCAGCATGGCTGATTTCCAGGCCGACCCGGGGTACGCCTTCCGCCAGAGTGAAGGGGAGAAAGCACTTCAACGCGCGGCTTCGGCTGGTGGATTGCTTGGCTCTGGCAGCTTCCTCAAGGACGCCATGCGGTTCAATCAAGGGCTTGCGACCGATGAATATGGGCGGGCTTTTGATCGCTTTCAGGTCAATCGAAACAACAAGGTCAGCGATTACCAGAACGCCTTCAACCGATTCCAGATCAACCGCTCCAACAAGCTGAACCCGCTGCAAGCCCTGGCCGGGGTTGGTCAGACCGCGACCAACACAATCAGCCAAGCCGGGCAGAACTTCGCCAGCGGAGCCGGCAATGCCTTGGGCGCCTACGGTTCGGCGGCTGGGGCGAACATCATCGGCGCCGGCAATGCAGCGGCTGCCGGTAAGGTTGGCTCGGCCAATGCATGGAACAACGCCATTGGTCAGGCTGGGAGCATGTACCAGCAGAACCAGATGATGAACCGCCTATTCCCGACAGCTTACGGAGGCTATGGCATCAACGGCGGGGGTGGATTCGGTACGGGAGCCGGGTTCGGCAATCAGGACTACGGTCAGTTCCTGTAAGGAGGACGCATGGCAACCATTGACGCAAGCATCCCCCTGGGAATTCGACCGGCTCAGTTTGAGAGCCCGGTAAACCAACTGGCGAAGATCCTTCAGGTTCAAGGGCTGCAGCAAGAGCAGCAGCTTGGGCGCATGAAGATGGACGAATATCGTTCTGGCATCGAGCGCAAGAACAAGCTGTACGGCGTGCTCAACCAGGACTACGCACGTCCGGAAGAAAGGGAAAGCGCGCTGCTGCGTGGTGGATTCATTGAGGAAGCCACCAAGCTAGGCACTGATCGCCGCGCCAACGTGAAATCCGACGTAGAGATTGAGAAGGCGAAGCTGGAAAAGCAGCTCAAGACCTTTGAGGTTGCCGGGCAGATCATGTCCGGCGTTCGGGATCAGGCGACATGGGATCAGGCTAGGCAGCAGGCCGAGCAGATCCTTGGTCCAGAGGCCGCCGCAAGGCTGCCTGCAGTCTACGACCCGGCTGTAGTGCAGGAGAACATGCAAAAGGCCATGTCGGTCAAAGACCAGATGGAGCAGCGCCACAAGGAACTGATCTTCGGTGAGACGAAGCGTCACAACCAAGCTACCGAGGGGCTGACGGCGGAAGGACAGAAAATCACGATTCGTGGTCAGAACTTGGCCAGCCAGAGGGCGGATGAGGCGAACAGGCTCAAGAAAGAGGAAATCGGCGTTACCCGTGATGGCATCGTCGGCAAGAAGCTGCAGGATGTCGAACTGAAGCTGCAGGACGACTACCGCACCGAGAGCAAGGGCTTTGCCGAAACCTCTACGGCCATGAAGAAGGTTTTCGGGGCCATCGAAACGGCGGACAAGAACCCTGGCTCGGCGCTTGCGGCTGGCACTGCGTTCATGAAGGTGCTGGACCCGAACTCTGTCGTTCGCGAGACGGAGCTTGGGATGGCGCTGAATGCCTCCGGCTGGTTTGACCGTGCGACCAACATCGCCAATACGCTGGCGAACGGGCGCACCATGACTGCGGAGCAGAAGAAGAACCTAAAGTCTGCGGCCGAAGACCTGTTCGAGGAAGCAAAGTCTGCTCAGCGCGAGATCGACGCGGCCTACCAGAAGCGGGCGACCGACTACGGCGCAGACCCCAAGCGGGTGATTGTGGATCGCGGGCAGAACACGATTCGGCCAAAACCGGCAGCGGCTGGCGCCGGACCCGTGAAGCTGACTGCAGCAAACGCCGACGCCGAGTACGCCAAACTGCCATCAGGGGCTGAGTTCATCGCCCCTGACGGATCGCGCCGGAGGAAGCCGTAATGGCCGCAGCTTGGGAGTCCGCGCCGCTGGTGGAAACCAAGGGCGCCAAGGCCGCCTGGGAGTCCGCGCCTGTTGTCGATGCGCAGCCTATCACCAGGGGCGAGAAGTTCGCCAAGGGGCTACGCGACCCGCTAGACGGCGGCGCTCAGCTCCTGACGAAAATCCTGCCGGAGGGTGTGGTTAAAGCCGGGAATCAGATCAACAACTGGGTTGCCGACAAGACTGGCTTGGTTGGCCGACTTCCAGAAGGCGGGGTTGATCAGCAGGTTCGGGAGGGCGAAGCGGCCTACCAGGCCAAGCGTCAAGCCGCAGGAGAAAGCGGCATTGACGGGTGGCGCATGACGGGCAACGTCCTCAACCCGGCAAACCTCGCCATTGCTGCACGCTTGCCTCAAGCCGCCACCCTTGCGGGCCGCGTTGGCTTGGGAGCGGCTGGCGGTGCTGCGTCTTCGGTCTTCAACCCGGTGGGGGAGGGCGACTTCTGGACCGAGAAGGGTAAGCAGGCCGCAATGGGCGCAGCGGGGGGCGCTGCAGCTCCAGTGGCAATGAACGCGCTAAGCCGCGTCGTCAGCCCTGCTGCATCCACCAATCCCCAGATTGCCGCCTTGCGAGCAGAAGGCGTGCGCCCCACTGTCGGGCAGACCATGGGCGGCGCTTGGAACCGGCTTGAAGAGAAGCTAACCAGCGTTCCGGTCGTCGGTGACGCGATTGCCGGCGCTCGACGCGGCGCAGCGAACGACGTGAACCGGGCGGCGTTCAATCGCTCTCTGGCCCCGATCAATCAGACGCTTCCGCCTAACCTCGCTGGGCGCGAAGCCGTTGAGTTCACGGAACAGGCGATCTCACAGGGTTATGACAGGCTACTCCCAAACCTGACGGTACGGGCGGATCAACCGTTCACCACTGGCATCGCGAACCTGCGCCAAATGGTCAATACGGGCGCCATTGACCCCACGTCTGCCCGCGCATTCAACCGCATCCTGACCAATGACGTGCTCTCCAAGCTGCAAGGCCAAGGCGCGGCGCTGACCGGCCAAACCTTCAAGGATATCGAGTCGGATCTAGGCCAGCACATCGGGCGCCTTGCTCAATCCTCCGATGCCGATCAGAGGCTTGTTGGTGATGCACTGCAGCAAGTTCAGGCCGAACTTCGTCAACTGCTTGTCCGCAGCAACCCGAATCAGGCAAGAGAGCTTGGAGCGCTGAATACGGCCTGGGCTAACTTCAAGCGGGTGCAGAGGGCGGCATCCGGCGTCGGGGCCGAGGAGGGGATATTCTCTCCCGCCCAACTGCAAAGCGCCGTCAAGGCGATGGATCGCAGCAAGGACAAAGGCGCATTCGCCCGAGGGGATGCGCTGATGCAGGATCTGAGCGACCCGGCAAAAGCGGTGCTAGGTAGCAAGGTTCCTGACAGTGGAACCCCTGGGCGGCTGGCAGCTGGCGGGCTGTCATTCCTCGACCCGTCAGGCGTTGCCCCGTTGTTGATGGGCGCCGGTGGCGCGGCCTATCTACGTCCGACGCAGAACGCGCTTACCTATCTGATGACGCAGCGCCCACAAGCGGCCCAGCCGGTAGCCAATGCGCTCCGTCAGTTCTCGCCCATGTTTGTCCCGCTGGGCGCTCAAGTAGGACTTAACGCGCTGGATCAGTAGCCAGTAGATCGCCACGCCCGCGCCCACGGCAAGGGATCTGGCGGCTTCGTCAAGAGTCATCGGCAAATTCTAGCCCCTCCCGGCAACGGGCAGGGGCTTTCTCTTTCCTAGACCCGCCCGGGGCGACTCGCGGCGGGTTTCTCTTTTTCTGGAGTCCGAATGTCCGGAGTCGCCCCAGTCAACCCGCCGACAGAAGGGCTGGATGTTTGTACAGTTGCGATTCAAAATAGCGAAGCCCGCGCAGTGCTACTAACACTGGCGGGCCTCTGACCAATCAGCGAAAGGACCGCTTCATGGCTAAGGCCGATCTTACCGCGCAACGTGTGCGCGATCTTCTTCACTATGACCCTGAGACTGGGGTGTTTAAGTGGCGAGAGGGTTCCAATAGAGGGCGCGGTACCGGGAACCGAAGGCCTGGCGAGTTGGCTGGGCACGTTGATGCCGCAGAGGGGTACTTGCGCATTCGTGTCGAGCGTCTGCTGATCCGAGCCCATAGGCTGGCTTGGTTCTATGTGTATGGCGAATGGCCGCAAGGTCAGATTGATCACATAAACGGCATTCGCAGCGACAACAGAATCGCCAACCTACGGGATGTACCGCATCACATCAACACGCAAAACCAGCGCGCCCCAAACGCGAGAAACACAACTGGATTCCTCGGGGTGACGTTCGTGAAGAACAGGAAAGAGCATTACCGCGCACAGATCAAGGTGGCGGGGAAGATCCTTTGTCTGGGTCATTTCAGTACCCCAGAGGAGGCAAATGAAATCTACGTGCAGACGAAGCGAAGGCTTCATCAGGGCTGCACCATCTAACTAGACCCGCTTCGGCGGGTTTTTCATTTCCAAAGCCGGCCGAGTGCCGGCTTTTTGCGTTGGAGTCTTGAATGTCAGGCGTTGCCCCGATCAATCCACAAATCCAATTCTTCAATTCGGCCGGGGCGCCTTTGGTGAGTGGTACGGTGGACGTGTATATAGCAGGAACCACCACCAGAACCACGACCTGGCAAGACAAGACCCAGCTCACCGCCAACACCAACCCCATCGTCCTTGATGCCCGTGGGGAAGCGACGATCTGGCTGGACTCGGAGTTGACCTACAAGTTCGTCCTGAAGAATGCTGGCGGAATTACGCAGTACACGGTGGATAACATCCCCGGATCTGCTGCTGCGGCTTCTTTGGTGAACTTCACCCCGGCAAGCGCAAACGGCGTTGTCAGAACCGCTCAGGCCAAGATGCGTGATTGGGTGAGCATCACCGACTTTGGTGCGGTTGGTGACGACTCCACCGACAACGACGACTTCATCCGAAATTGCTTCCTAGAAGCCGCCACGAACGGGCGAGGAATTCTGATCCCTCCCGGGGTTTTCCGGATGGCAAAGCCGCTGGACTTTCTGGCGAATACCACCGTCCTGAGCTTCGGAACCCTGAAGATCACCTCTGACCCCACGGCATCGGGCGGATTCCTGATCGTCAAAGCGGCCGACAACAACATCACATGGATTGGTGGAACGATTGACGGCGGCGGGCTGCTTGGCCTCACCAACATGAACGGCATAGCCGTCGCTTATGACCCTTCCACAAGCCTGATCTCCAAGAACATCAAGTTCATGGGGATGACCATCCAGAACTGCCGGATGGACACAACCCTTGATACTGCAACCCCGTTTTCTGGTGGCGGGAAGGGGATCACGGCACAATTCCATGTGAACGGAGTGATGTTCTCCGACATCACGGTTAAGGACTGCACGATCCCGTTTTCCATTGAGGCGGCAGTATCGAGCAGCCGCTACACGGAGAACGTTCAGTTCACCAATATCCTGTGCCAGGACTGCACGCGCGGCCCGTTCATTTCAGGTTCCAAGCCGACTACTGTTAGTTCTCTGGACGATTGGGGCTACGAAGAATCGAAGCTCGGTCACGCTGTCCTGAGGAACATCGTGCTGGACAACTGCGGCACTGAGGGAACGACTTACGCCGCGATCACGGCGAACTACGCCAACTGCATTGATGGCGAATTCCACATTCGCAACAGCAGCGCAACGACTCTTTGGAGGGGGAACGTTGCTCACTCCAGCATCAAGATCATGGCCGAGGTTGACACGCTCACCAACGGTATTGATCTGACGGCGTACACGGGAGCAAGCAATTCAAGTCTTTCGTCTGCCGGATACGAATTCGATGTCAAGCTCAGTGTGGCCGATTCGATCACCGGAGTCATGTGGAAGGGCGATAGCACAACGAGCAGGGGATTGGTGCGGATCGGGTACTACCACGATACCAATCCTTCCTTGTTGAACGGCGTACCCGCAGGGGCTGCGATCAAATACGACTTCTGGAACGTCCGCACAGGGACGCACATCTGGGGTGCGACCGAGCTAGACACGTCCCCCGCAATGTCAGACGTGAGCCGCGTCGGTGTATTTGAGCAGGACTTCGACTTCATGAACGCCATGCGGGTTGGGTACACCGGATCGGGCCGGGCCTATATCCGTGGGCTTAATTCCGTGGATTTCGACCTGATGGACGGACAGGGAACCGCAAGGGGCTCGGTTAGAACGACCGGCTTTCATTTCCCCACGCTGCTGACCGTGGAGCGCGGTGACGTAACCATCTCGGGAGGGGCGATCACCGCAAGCAGAGGCCGTCACCGCGTGGATACGGAGGGCGCTGCTGCGACCGACGACCTTGACACCATCACCGCTGGGACGGACGGTCAGTATCTGGAGCTATATTGCGTTACGGGGACGCGGGTTCCGACCGTGAAAAACGGAACGGGGAATATCAAGCTCGCTGGCAGTGATTTCGCCTTGGACAACGTGTCCGATGTGATTTGCTTGAGGTATCACTCCCCGTCCTCGTCTTGGGTTGAGCTGTCGAGGGCGAGCAACGGCTGATAACCTGGCAAAGCAGACGACCAATACGAGAAGCGAGAACAGCAGGAATTTCACGGACGCGATTTCCTCAAGCGAGGCCCTGCTATATGCGCCCATGGTCCAAAGCCACAGGTAAGAGGCTGGTAGCAGGAGGAAAACACGTCCGCGATAGACGAGGAAGTAGACCAGGCTGGTGACGATGCCAAGGACGAACCCGTACACAAGGCAGAGAACGCCTGTAGCTGGAAGCCCAAGGCTTAGGAGGCTGGTGGCTGGTAGTGCCCCTTGAAGGTTGATCCCTGCTTCTAGGTATGAGTCGGCCAGTGACCCGGGCATGATCGAATTGATCAGGAATTCCCGGCCGTTTAGGAGCGTTTGAAGCGATCCGATTTGGCCTCCTGATGCTGACCAAATGGCATCACTTTGCCAGTAGGTTGAGCCTTGGAGCGCGAGAATTCGGTAAACGATCGCATCGCCCACGGTGTCAAACGATGCCGTGATGAGGCGGCTTTCAAAGCTGGTATAGACCGTCGCCACGAGAACGGAGCCGATTGCAGTGAACGCCATCAACCGGCGAAACGGAAGAAGTTTTCCTCCGCGATAAATCCTGTCAGCTACGAGCAGTGCGAAAACGACCGTAGTCGGAAGAAGTAGCCCATGGAAAACCTGGCCGCCGATCAGGAGATAGGCGAAGTAAATCGCTAGCGCAGTGCGGCCAGCTAGAACGATTTTCCGCCTTTGGAGGGCGCGTCCGTAAAGCTCCAGCGCAGCGCATACGAACGGAACGAAGAAGATCAGAATTCCGAAGGCGTCTCGGATGAAGGGGAAGCGAATCCGAGATTCCCAAAAGGACTGTCGGGCGAATCCGGAGCCGGGGTAGGGAACTTGAGATGAAACAAGCACATTCCCCAGTGCAATGAGAAGGATGGCGGAAATCAGAAAAAACGCCTGCCAGCATCGTTTAGGGGATGGCGGGTGAACATCGGTGCGCAGTCGGCCGAATAGACCGCGCCAGATCCGAAAGCCAAACCAAACGCCGAGAACAATTAGCAGGTTGAAGAACATCAACCGCAGGGAAGCGTTTGACTCCCGTGACGTGGTAGCCGTCTCGGAAATGAACACCGACTGATAGTCCAGGAAGAACACCGAGGCGTTCACGGACAGGACGGTGTAGGCGAGGAACGAGAGAAGCAGGGCCTGCGGGTACTTGCGTGTAAAGCGGATGAACGCAAACGCAGCTGCGCCCAGCGCCAGCATCGTTGCCAGCGCGAATTCAATGGAAAGCACGGTCAGCGGTCCTTGCTAGCGTCCTCGTCCTCATCGAAGTAGGACAGGCCGAATAGCTTGTATACAAAGTGGCCCACCACCATGAGGGCTAGGAAGACGATGAGTCCGAACAGACCGGGCATGAAGGCTCCTTCTGGGGCAAGCATCCTACCTTACCCCGCCTAGAGCGGGTTTTTTCTTGTCAGAAACGGAACGGAATGACCACAAAAGCCGAACTCGCCCTGAGCACTCCCCCTGTCGCAGTAGTGGGGGCGACCTTCCTTGGGTACACGCTTCCGGAGTGGGCGGCGATTGTGACCATCGTCTACACCAGCATTTTGCTGATTCGGTTGATCAGGAGTGAGTGGCGGGAATGGAGGGGCAGGGAATGAACTTCGACACTGCTTTCGACAAGCTAATCGGTCATGAAGGGTCTTACTCGCGTCACCCTGACGACCCCGGTGGGGAAACGATGTTTGGCGTTACCCGCCGTGTAGCGATGCAGGAAGGCTACGCAGGGGACATGCATGTTATGCCGCGCGAGTTCGCCAAGCAGGTCTACCAGCGACGGTACTGGGACGCGGTGAAAGCAGAGAGCCTGCCCGATGCCATCCGCTTCCCCCTGTTCGATGCTGCGGTCAATTCCGGGGTTTCCCAAGCCGTCAAGTGGCTGCAGCGGGCCGTGGGTGTGGTGGATGACGGTGTGCTCGGTCCCATGACTCTCCAGGCTGCACAACGAGCCAACGCGCTCAAGGTGGCTGTGACGATGACTGCACTTCGCTTGGACTTCATGACGAGCCTTCCGACGTGGGGCGCATTCGGTCGGGGGTGGAGTAGGCGTATCGCTTCAAACCTGATGGAGATGTGATGGACTGGAAAGCAATCGTCAGCACGGTAGCGCCCTGGATCGGAACCGCTCTCGGTGGCCCCTTGGGTGGGCTGGCGGTGGAAGCTGCAGCCAAGGCTCTCGGCCTGAACGAGAAAACGGCCGATGCGGTCAAGACGGCCATCTCCGGCGCCACGCCGGAACAGATGCTTGCGCTGAAGCAGGCTGACCAAGCATTCTCCCTCCAGATGCAGGAGCTTGGATTCAAGCAGATCAAAGACTTGGAAGCCATCGCCGCAGATGACCGAAAGGACGCTCGGGCCATGCAGATCGCGGTGCGGAGCTGGGTTCCTGCTGCTCTGTCCATCGCTGTGACGGTGGGCTACTTCGCCATTCTGATCGGGATGATGCTCGGCACGTTCAAGGTGTCGGACAGCCAGGCTCTGTTGCTGATGCTCGGTTCTCTGTCCACGGCCTGGGGCGTGGTGATGGCTTTTTGGTTTGGAACGACTAGCGACTCGGGGCGTAAGACGGAATTGCTGGCTCAAAGCGCACCTGCCAAGTAGGCGCCTAGATAGGGTCGTCCCAGCTTTCACGCAGCATTTGTGGCCACTTGGGAATGGCTGACAGCATCAACACTGGCCCGAAGACGATGGCGAGCAGAAAGCTGACCGGGATGC